CACCATAATCACCAGCCGTGGCAGCACCTCTATTACCAGCCGTGGCAGCACCATAATCACCAGCCGTGGCAGCACCTCTATTACCAGCCGTGGCAGGTTTTCCCGAATCCGCATTACACTCGTTAGTACACCGTTCCTTGACAAAAGATACAGCTGCTTTCACAAGCCCCCTTATATCAAGCTCAGCGCCTATTCTAATTTTTGAAGAACAAACCTTGTCACTTTCTGAATCGTCTATTTGACCGCTCTGCTCAACCTCACAAAACCTTGACCTGGCTGGTGCATAGTAACCAAAAACATCCAGAGGATAAGGACATGCATGAAAACCCTTCTTGCATGCCTTTATGTCGCCTGTTTCTTCATACTCCTTACCTACCTCATACTTAAACCCTCTACAAGATAAATCTTTGTCAAACGCTTTATAAGTCTTTAATTTCTGTTCCATGATATTGTTTATTTGTTGTTATTTTGATATTTTGATTATTTTTTATTCAAAGATCGGGCATTTTCTTCTGCCCAACAGATGTATTCCATGAAGCCTGTAGCATGGCTTTTCGGGAATCGAATCGTATTTACGATATATGGCACAACGGCGGCAGATACGATGTATACCGTATTTCCCTTTTGCGCCGTAACATACCACAGGATAACCGTCAGCAGTTTTCATGATTTTCTAAACAAATGACTGAACGCATTATCCAAATCCAGGTCCAAATTCAGTTTGGACGGGAAAGATTTAATGTATTCGTACATCTTATAAGCGAGGTTGTCATCATCACCGCATCTGTCAATCAGTGTGAGTAACATAGCATTCACCATGTCAGAATCATTGCCGAAGTTTTCCTGAGTGGATTCACTGCAATGATTCACATCACTTTTCAATCTCTTTATCGCGGCTATGGCTGTGTTGAAGTTTCTTTTTGAATCGTGCCGCAATTCAAAGCCTTCCTTCTTGTATTGCTGCTGCATTTCTAGAAGGTTGGTTTCTAAAACGTCCGTGAGGACAAATACGATGTTGGTTATCGTATTCAGTTTGTCTGTTCCTTGCATAATCGTGTATTCTTATTTCTAATTCGAATGAATCCCCTTCGTTCTGTTTCTTCTAACAGTGGAAAGTCTTCATTCTTGATTTCACATTCTGTTTCGTAGTTCACGGAAGTATAACTTGGGATATTGAACTTTTTCCGGATTCTTACGATAACATCCGGATTTCTTGTTACCCAGTAAACGGTTATTCTCATGGTGATATCAGCATTTTTCTAGCTTCCTCATCTCCTGCATCAGCACGGTGCTTGATTTCAATGTACTCAGCATAAGAGATTCTGTTATCTCCACGCTCCTCTATCTCTTTTTCACGTTGGTTTCTGTATCGTTCACGCTCTTTCCGTTCAATATCTTTCCGACGTTCAGAAACGTAGTCCAGCATCGCACTTGTTATTTTCAATGGATCTATTGAACCGTAGAACCGCCCATACTTCCCTGACTTAAACCGTGCTATGAAAAAACAGATTTCAGCGGCATTTATATAATAATACTCCGAAAGGAATATCTCCGATAGTTCAGAAAGTTGCTCTTTCGCTATCTTGGTTGAAACTTCTGCAAAGTCATTCAATGAGCCAAATTGTATCTTTAGCCATTCTATCGGTGTTTCATCCCCATAAGTAGAAGACAATAGCCCTAAACTCGGAATGCTGTCATTCAACGCCAGTTCTGAATGGGTTGCATTACATCTGACAAGTTTGAACTGCAAATCAGGGTTGTAATCAAGAATGAATTGTGCAGGATCGGGATATTTATTCAATAACGCCCTCTGCTTCAAGTTCCTTTCTCTTTTTTGCGGCAGCTTCTCTAACGGTTGTAGCGACTGCAAGAACTGAATCACGTTTTCGCTGCTCGCTATCCTGTTGATTTTTACTAAGTCTTGTCCCATTATAGTTTCCTTCCAATATTTTAGTAAAGTTTGCTTGTTTGAAAATCCAATCAAAGTCGCATTTCCAATTGCGGTCATTAGCTCCAAGTAAGAACGGGGATTGAAGAATGAGATTGAAAACACTCCTCACTGACTCTTTCCCATATTGGGCTATCCGGGCTTTTACAGCCTTTTTTCTCACATCAGTCATTGATCTTATCTGCTGGAGTCTGTCTTTGAATGTGGTATTATAGTATTCCATCAATCCGCTGTAATCAATCTTTTCAGAGGGGGAGGGCGAAGAAAGCTTGTCTTTCTTTGATACTCCGTCAGGAGTATTTTCTTTCTTTTGATGTAGAGATATATCTATATACTCTCTTTCTTCTTTCTTTGTATTTGTGCCCTCTGTGTGCCCTGATTTTTGTAAAAGTTCGGATTGCGGTAGATTGTTGTTCATGGGCTGTGCCCCAAGTTGTGCCCTTAGTTGTGCCCATTCGTGTCTTAATTCATTGATTTCCTTTTCAATACCTGTGTCCTTACTTGTGCCCTTGGTTGTGCCCATTGGATTATATTCTTCATATTTACATAAGGTTATAAGGTTCATTCCTTGATTGCACTCAACAGTTATCATACCTTTCTTTCTAAGATGCACAAGAAAGGAACGCACCTTCTTTTCAGACCATTTCCAACGCTGTGACAGAAATCTTATGGATGCAGGATATTGACCTCTTGAATAAGAGATTTCTCGACCTCCGATACTCTCCTTTCGGGGCGTTGCCTCAAATCGTGCAGACTGAATTAAGTCTAACCACGCTTCGCAACTGCTAAAAGTACGGGCTTCATTCCACATTTCATTCGAGAAAAACCTGCGGCTTAGCCTCAAAAATCCTTCGTCCATAGTCTTAGAATCTCACGTTAGTTAATTGCCTTCCGTTAGAAAATACAGCCCACTTACCATTACCGCTATCAAACAATCGTAAATCCGACACCTCTCCGAAACGTTTGATGTTACCGCATAAATCCACAATCCATCCACATTCTTTAGAAGGATGCGGGCGGATGGCACGACCGACTATCTGATACCACATGGCAAGTGACATTGTAGGACGTGCCATAACGACCGTATCAAGTTCCGGATAGTCAAAGCCAGTCGTAAGTACACCCACATTAGCTACTACCGGAATTTCACCAGCTTTGAACGCCTCAAGAATATGTTCACGTTCTTTCTTAGGAGTATCACCTGAAACGATAGCGCAACCGGGTATTGACATCGTTAACCGTTCCGCTTCTTTCAAAAAACGGGTAAAGACCAAAATACCCTTCCGTTTTCCTCCGGCTTTGGGATTCATCAGCCTTTGGACGATATGAACGAGATAACCGTAGAAGTCTATCCGTTCATATTCTTTTTGAACTGACCTATCCGTATAGTCGGCACCAGTAGTATTTACTTTCAAGTTAAGTTCATTCCACCCTGAAGGATTCATTGAATAGTAATCCAACTTCGCCAAGTAGCCCATATCTAATAGGGTTGATACCTGTACATGATAAATGACCTCTGAAAAGACATGAGGTTTTGTCCGAGTGATAAATTTCAGCATGGAGCCGAAATCACGGCTGGAGCTTAAACGGTATGGCGTTGCTGTCAGTCCAAGAACCTTACACTTCACTGCATCAAAAAAATCCTTGTACATTCCCTCTTTGGGGTTTACAAGATGACATTCATCCACAATGATGTTCTTGAAGTGGGTGAACAGTTCGGGATGATTCTTCACACTGCCGATGGTGGCGAATGTTATCCGGCTTATTTCTTTAGAGTTGAAAGAAGCTGAATAAATGCTGCAATCAAGAATACCGTATGAGCAGAGTTTCTTAAAGTTCTGTTCGAGTATTTCCTTCGAGGGCTGGAACACCAAGGTATGACCGTCAAGCCTTGCAGCTATATCCGCTATGATAAGCGACTTTCCGCTGCCCGTAGGTAACACCATAATGGCATTTGTTTTCTTCGCCTTGTTATTGAAGAAGGAAACGGCAGCATCAGAGGCTTTCTGTTGGTAATCTCTCAAACGGAATTGCATTTTCTCAATAAGTATTTGATTAATAATTCTTCATTTCTATTATTTCTCCTAAAGTTCTGCCATGCGGCTCCATAACTAAGATTATGCTTTTCGCAAAATTCAGAAAGAGAATACCGATTGCCATCAATATGTATATATACAGTATTAGTTCGGTTTCTAACCTGCTCTTTTCTGGTAGCCCATTTACAGTTTTCAGGAGAATAATTTCCGTTTACATCTTTTCTATCAATAGTAAGCCCTTTTTGATAACCACTATTCAAAGCCCAATTAACAAACGACTCAGGATTATTTTTCCATTCTTCACAGATACCTATTCCCCTGCCTCCATAATTTTTATAGCTTGAATGTTTAGGTGAATAGCATCGTTCTTTCATACATCTAAAAATCCTATAAATATCAGTTCTTGACAAACCGTGCCTATAATTATACTTAGTGATTCTATCTTTTGTTTTACACCCACAACTTTTTGATGTTCCATTTCGTAATCCATAAGCACTAACAGAATGAATAGAACCACAATCACATTGACAGATATAATAAGATTTAATTCCTTTATGGTCTAATCTATCCAAATCCTTATGCAATACAAGCCATCTACCGAACTTATGTCCTGACAAATCAGGCATCTTATTACATGATTTTTTATAACTCATAGCCCTTTCTCCTTTCGTAATTTCTTATTAAGGGCCTTGTAATACTTGATTAGCTGTTCGTACTCAAAATCAGTCATTTTGGAAGTGCTGGCAACTTTGACTTTCAGCAAATCAAACTTCTGTTGACCGATTTTAGTAATTAGATTCACCCGATAGCCTTCCAAATGGTCGGCTTTGAACCTATTGCAGTGCCGGCATTCGGCATGGCAATTATTCTCATCAAAACGGGTCGCCAGATGTGTACGACTGAAATAGTGCCCGCAGTCTGCTTGTGTAAACGGCTTTATCTGTCCGCACGAGATACATCTAAAATATCCGTTTGGCATTGCATCACGAAGCCGGATAAAAAGGGAAAACTCCTTGTCGAGCTTAGCTTTCAAATCCGGCTTCTTCTTTACTGCTATCCCTGCTTTATCAAACAGAGGTAAAGGCTTTTCTTTTTTCTTCTTAGGCTTCTTGATGTAATACGGCATAATTCATTGTTTTAGTTTGTGGTATCGGCAGGATTCGAACCTGCATGAGCTTTCTGCTTTGAGTAACCCTTCCGGCTGGGTAAAGCTCCAGTACTCGTCGTGCGTCTACCAATTCCGCCACGATACCAGATGCCCGTCTTTCCGGGCTGTCAATTATACTTCGATGATTACGATGTCAGGTGCAACACCTTTGATTGCTTCAATCTGTTCGTCAATCACCTTGTTTTTGTATTCCTCAATGGTTTCATTCGCACCAGCAGAAACCAAAGAAAGTGAAACATCTCTACCGTCTACATCAGCGTAAATCTCAACTTCGATTTCTTCACAGGCAAAGCCTTTGAAAAGAGGGATGTTCAGTTTGAATGATTTCGGCAAATTGGAATCAACCACCTGCGAGTAGTTGTCAACTTTGCTGCCGTTTTCCTCCTTGCTGCGCTCAATGTCTTGGTTTACCTTTGCTTTGAAATTCTTCAAAGTAGATACAAGCATCATATTCTGTGACTTGTCAGTAAAGAAAGCACGATGCATTTTGATGAACTTAGATAACTTGATGGGTTCCCATTTCTTTTCAACGTTGATACCAAACTCCTGCATTTCTTTTGAAGGCTGCAAAATACCGTTGATTTCAGTCTGATAGTAGTTGGTTTCATCAATAGTTAATGCTAACCCCATCTTATCACGATTTACAATGATATTGGTCGATTTCTGATTAATCAGTTCGACACGTTTTTCCAACCATCTGAGAGGTGCATCTATCGTTCCATTGATAACTACTCTTTCTGGTTCTTTTGGGTCGAGTGCTACGGGGGCTTCTCCCTCTCTCAATACTACTTCAATTGGTGCACCGTTATAATCTTTCGGTATAATCACGTTTAATTTGTTTTCGCTCATGATTCTGTTCCTGTTTTACGGTTAATACTGAATACTGTCTTCTGCATTTCTTGCGGCATAATCGGGCGGCTGTAAACCAGTTCACCCAACTTGTTATAGAATCCTGCCATCTTTTCCTCATGGTAAAGGATTTTGGCACATTCTTCATTTTCCACAAACTCAGAACCTCTCTTGATGTGGTCCAGAAGTTCCTGCTTTTCTTCATTCAAAGGTTTCAGGCGTTCTTTGAACTCTTCCATAGCCTCTTTCTTTTCAATCTCAATATCATTGATGGTGATTGATACCTCGGCTAATGTTTCTTTCTTTTGCGCCAATTCTTCGGGTGTGAATCGGTGGGTATAACCAATTTTCTCTACTGCATCGGCATTATCCTGAAGGAACTGCCAACGTTCCTGTTCAAGGATTTCTTGACCTAAAAATTTGTCCATAAATATTTTACTTTTGGTTATTATTCTTCAACCATACTTCATATTCTTCTTTATAGAAACTAGGAATAATCCCTTTGCGTTTAAAGTCGATATACTCCTGTACCATACAATCATCCCAGTCAACTCCGTTGTCGGGTACATCTTCCGTTTCTGATGTACAAAGAGTGTATTCAAATGGATTATACCCACTGTTGAGCCCATATTCTTCAACTATCTTGATTACATTTTCATCGGTGGTTATTTGTTTGATTTCACTTTCAGCCACACACCCGGATATTTCAGAGTGTTTGCCAAGTACTTCACCGAAGTAAACACAGATTTTACTATTCACTAAGTATTCGACATCTTCTGTATCTGCAATAAATACTCCTTCAAGATTGCCCATTCTTCCGCAATCGAAGTCCATTTTAAATAATGCTTTCATAACTAAATAAATTCTTGATTTCTTTGTATTTCCTGCTGGGCGTATATCAGCATTTGATGTTCATTTGCAGCCGGCAGATAGATACCTGCCACTGAGGCACTCCAATTTCGGAAACGGTCAATACTCAAAGTCATTTCACCTGTTGTCAGCTCGGCAGAACTGCGCAAATAGGTTACTTCATTGCCTTTCTTGTTGACCGTCTTACGTTCAAACAAATCACGGTTGCAAGTCCTCTTATAGAAGTCAATCTTGGCTTCGTCGAGACTGCAACCGTATTCACTACCGAAATACCCTAAAAGAAGATGCAAGTAGCTGTTTTGGGCAAGCGTGCGGTTAGGTAGTTTCTTTTTCACTTCCACCACCGCACGTTCACTAAACAGCTTGTTTACATACTCCTTGAACTTGGGTATTTGATATTCATTCTTCAAGTCGAACAGCATACGCTAAAAAGGCAAATCGTCCTTTACATTGCCATTAGCATCAACCGGAGGTGGGAAATTCTGCGGCTGTTGCTGATAGGTCGACTGTGGCGCTGGCTGTTGGACTGGTTGCTGTGCCAGTGTAGCTTGTGGGGATTGCGATACACCGCCACGCGCTTCTATTTTATAGCATCGAATGGATACCATACGTTTGAATTCTCTGTCTTGATTCGTCCAAGAACGCCCTTGTAAGACAAATGATACAGTAACAACATCACCCTGATTAAAGCGGTCAAGTTCTGTACACTTGTCACCCGAAAACTCTAAGGGAATAATGTTCTCATACTCGCTACGCTCTCCCGTATAAGGGTCGTAAGTGGTAGCATCTAAAATAAACTCCCGTTTTATAAATGAGGAACCACCGCTTTTGGATGGTATTTGAACGGTTTGTCCGATTTCGATTATCCGTCCGGTTATTTGGTTTGCCATTAATTTTCTCCTCCAAATATTTTACGATCGGTAATTAATTCCCTGTTTTCCTCCAGGAACCGGATAAATTCCTCACAATGGTTAGTGAGGATAGGTATATCACGTTCGGGGTTGAAAACGTATGTTTCTGTATAGGTATCTACCACATAACCGCCTTTGTTGAACTCTACGATGTTGTACTCGAAAGTCCTCACATCTGAGCCGTTCTGCATTAAAGCGTATGGATATACTAAATGCTGGTGGTGATCTTTGAACTTTCCCACGGTATAACTACCGGTTGTTTTGATGTCGTGGACGCTGGCTGACATCAGCTCGTCAATTACCCCATAAACCAAAACATTGCCGTATGCGGTTGGAAGAATCGCTTCTACTCTTTGTTGGGTTAATGCTCCTTTGAAGTAACCGGCAAACTCTCGGCAAAGTGAGATTGGGAAAGTAAAAACACGATTATTATAGGTAGCTTTCAAACCTATAACCTCATAGGTCTGAACCTCATCGTAATACAAAGGTTTACCTGTTTCGTCACAAGCTCCTTCGCGTATTACCTTATATATCTTTTCAACCTGCACCGTTTCGGATTTCCGATTTTCAACCATACAGTCAATAACCTCATTAAAGGCTGTTCCCTTGTCTGCCGCTTCGCTGTCGAATGGCCTGCGGTTAATCCGGTCTATCAGTTCTTGAAACTGCTTCTGCCGAAACTCTTCTTCCGTATATGGTGGATTCTCACTCCACCCATAATAACGCTCATATATGACATCGCTATTAAGGTAATTGAAGTAAGAATCCAACAATGTTGCATATATACGATAGTTAGGCTGCATCTGAGTAGATTTTAGTTTCCTTATTGAATACCAGTCCCAAAGCCTTTACCTTTGCAGCAAACAAATTTCTCGCCATCATCAAAGAACTACCAACGTGTTCAAACTCATTGATATGTGAAGCGAACTCATTAGCGGAGTTGGCATCGGTGATAAATTCAATGCTTTCTTTTATTTCTTCTATCACCTTGTCATACTTTTCCTGCGCTTCCTTCTTGGCAGCAAGCATACCCAAATACGAATTGATTATCTTGGCGGTGATAAAGTCGTTCTTTGCGGTTGGATTACCATTCTTGTCAAGGATGGT